GTATTCGTTGCTGGAGGCACGTCCGGCAGTGCTGCCACAGTAGCTTGTAAAATTACGACGCTTACAACACCTCCGCGCACAGACGAACGTACCATCTACTTAGATATTGGGGATGAATAATGCGCTCTTGTACTGTTGTGGTTGTAAATGAAGCGCTAGATAAAGACGATGTTACTTTTGCAGCAAAGCCAAAGACAAGTCTTCGCGCTGTGCCTCTCAACTTGACATCAAAGCAAATCGTGAAAGAGGCTGAGGACATGTCTGTCGATGTGTTCTCAGTTTTTGAAACGAACACAAGCTTGCCAGCAAACTTAACAGGAATGGCTTTGTTCATCACACTTAAAAATACTGACGATATTGTTGCACAAGTGAAGGGCAAGGTTAATTCTGATATCAAAAACATAGTGCACTTCAAGACAATTGAAGAGTCAGGCATTACAAAAGGATTCTATCAGTATGATGTCGTTGTGAAGGCGGCTAATGAGTATGAGCAGAGCCTTCTATCTGGCTCATATGTTGTTCGCTAAAATTGACAAGAATGTTGTCCAATGCTATAATTCTGATCTATAAGGAGAGCGAATGGGAAGCTTTCTAGACTCCCTAAAGTCTAACATTGAACGTGTGCAAACAGAGGTGAATGACAAAATCACTGACGTAGCGTACAAGCTGTTCTACCGCGTTGTAAACAACTCCCCTCATGTTGGCGATGGCCCGTATGTAGCAGGCCATTTCGTTGCCAACTGGTTCCCTGCTGTGAACATGTTTGATCCATCTATTACGAATGTTACGAGCAATGGCAGCGACAGCCTATCTAGGATTGATAGCATCGTTAAGGGCTCTAAAGCATTTTATGGCAAGGATGGATTTGTGTCAATGTCCAACAATCTTAATTATGCGTTCCGAGTTGAGTATGCCGGTTGGCCTGCTGGCAAAGACCCCATTAGTGGTTGGACGTGGACAGGCATGCGGCGTTATTACGCCCCTGTGTCTACATCCTTACTCGGCATGAGGTCAGATTTACAATGAACATTCGACAAGAAGTGGAAGGCACGATTGCAGCTTTCGCAGCATCTCAAAGTCCTGCTATCACGGTGTCCTACGAGGGAGTTGCTTTCAATAAGCCTACAGGCGCTCCGTGGCTCGAAGTTGTGTTTCTTAACAGTGTTACAACTAATGCCAATATTGACGCAACAAGGTCTAGGACATACGGCACGATACAAATCAACGTGTACGTTCCTGATGGGAAGGGTATGAAGCAGCTTGACACGCTTACGAATGCTGTTGCTGCGCTGTTCCCTGTTGCTGACAAGGCTCGCTACACAACATTCTCTGTAGAACAACCTCCGAATGTTAGCAGCGCTATGATTGATACGCAATTTAGGATGGCTGCTGTAAGAGTTAAATATAGGCAAGAAGCCTAACAACAAGATATGGCTCGTGCCGTATAACAAGCATCTTTTGCAAAAGATTATTTAATATAAAGGAAATAAAATGACTGCTCAGTCGTCTGCTATTACTAGCGCAACTACAAAGCTTTACTATTCGACCACTCTGCCGACCACTTTCGACAGTGCTGGATATACTGCTGTAACTGGCTGGGTTGCCGTTGCTGAAGTTTCGTCCCTCGGCACCTTCGGCGGTAAAACCACTGTGACAAAGCATATTCCCGTAGACACTGCTACCGTTGTTAAGCGTGCAGGGTCGGTTGACTATGGAACCATGTCGGTCACTTTGGCACGCCACACAGGTACGGATATTACGGGGTTGACCACAGCTTTTAACGGCCGCACTTCGACCGCATTTAAAGTGGTGTACCCGACCGCCCTTGGCCAAACCGACTACTTTACTGCCATCGTGACCAGCCTTCAAACCAATATCGGCAATGCTGACAAAATTCTTGAGTCGACTGTTGATCTGGAACTTGATAGCCCTGTAGTCACAGTCTGACAGTTTTAAGAGGGTTTCGGCCCTCTGCTGTAAGAGTAACGCTGTGAAGCGCCTCTATAAACGCAACAAAGAAGTGTCGGTAAAGCACTTCTTAAAGCGTTCTACTAAAAGAACATTTTAAGAAAGGTTTTATGACAAAAGCATTTACTACAGAAGAGTATAAAACAATTTGCTCTAAGCTGCACAACAATTTCTATGATTATTCACTGGTAGAGTACGAGACTCAACACTCCGTTTTGAAGATTATTTGCCCAAAACACGATGTTTTTGAGCAAAAAGCAGGCAAGCATATTGTCGGTCGAGGGTGCCCAAAATGTGCAGCGGAGTCTCGCCCTAAGATGAAGCGTCTCAATGCTGCCAACAAGTTTGTAAATCAAGCTAAACTGGTAGAAGAACACCGTGGACGACATTACTCGTATGATAAGGTTGTTTACACTGGGGCAAGGGAAAACGTCATTATAACGTGTCCTATACACTCTGACTTTGATGTAACTCCTAACAATCACTTGCGCGGCAAGGGTTGTCCCGGTTGCGGTAAAACAGGCTACGACACCACTAAACCCGGAATGCTATACGTGTTAACAGACGGGGAGTCGATTACAAAAATCGGGATCACTAATAAAAGCCTCCGCAACAGGGTTCGTGCTGTTTCAAGAACTTCCGGTAAGAATTTTGAAGTGAGCACAACATTCTATTTTGATGATGGCAGTATTCCAGACAAAATCGAAACGCTATTGTTGAAAGAACTACGTGCAACACATGAGCAACCTGCGGAAAAATTTGACGGCTCTACAGAGTGCTTTCTGAATTGCGATCACATAAAACTGTTATCACGTATAGAGCAACTAATTTCGCAACAAACCGCAGCACAAGTTGCAACCAAAGAGCAACATAGCTCTAACCTTGCTTCACAAGAAGCTTATAACTTTAACTAAAAAGGAACTCTACCATGACTTTTGAAATCTCCAGCCTTGCCCTCTCGGAAGAAACCACTGTACAACTGACTCACCCTGTCACCGACATGCCTCTGTTTGCGCCTGTTGGCAAAGGTGAAGACCCCGAGTCCAAGCCTGTACAAGTTACCGTAAAAGGCGAAGCTAGTCAAGCGTATCGTAAAGCTGTTGACGCAATGATGAAGAAAAACGCCAAGCGTGGTAAGCGCGAAGCTACTCCGGACGAAATGCGTGAACAAAGTGTTGAATTCCTGACGGCTCTGTCGGTCAAGATTGACAACATGACTCTTGATGGCGAGCCTGTGGATACGCCTGATGCTTTCCGTAAACTGTACTCCGATCCGCGCTATGATTGGCTGAAGACCCAAATTAATACAGCCATTGGAGATACCGCAAGTTTTTTGAAAACTTAAGCAGCCTCCTAATTCTCTATTGCCGTCAACTCGCATGGCTTGGTGCAACACCAGACAAACAAAAAAGTAGCCGTCTTGAACAGCTTGAAGGGCACACCCTTCGGGAACGTGATGAAGATGGTGCAACCTATGTAGGCCCAGCAGGGGTCCATCTACCGGACATCCCCGGTCCGTGGACTCACTTGCTGGGCTTTTTCAATTTGTCGGGACAAGCTTTGCAATCTGGAATGGGTCTTACACCTCTTACTTGGCAAGAAATCAAAGCATTTAGAGAAGAGAATGAATTGGACATCACCCTTTGGGAACGAGAACTGCTTAAAAAGATGTCGGAAGCTTATTGTGCAGAGTCACACAGAGCTACAGACCCCAAACGACCAGCACCGTATGTGCCGGAAGAAGAACCTGAAGAAGTGGATAACATCGCTAAGGCTATGGGATTCATGGAGCAGATGCGATTGTTAAGAAAAGGGAATGAACAATGAGTCTTGAAGCCAGTACCTTGACCATCGTCGTTAATTCGACGGGAATTCAGGATGCCACAAAAGCCTTAAACGACCTCGCCGTTGCTGGCGAGAAAGCCGAACAGAAAACTTCTAACATTGGCAGCGGGGCACAAGCTTCTGCCAAGGCGCAAGTGGATGCTGCCCAACAAGCGGCGTCTGCTTATAACGCCATCATTGATATGATGACTGAGAAGTCTAACACATTCTATCAAGACAAAGCTATGAAGGCTGCTATGGCAGCGCAGCAAGAATTGTTTGATGGAATGTCCATGATGGATAAGTTGTGGGCCTACAGCCAAGAGATGGCGCAGAAGGAAGCTGATAAACGTTCTAAAGAGTCAGCAGATGTGCGCGCACAACAACAAGCCATCATGGACGCTGCTACGGCACGCTATGCAGCAGAACAAGAGCTTGCTAATCGTATGAATGCTTCTTATGACAAGCGACAGTCTGCGAGTGTTGAAGACGCCCATGCCGCTGCAATTATTGAAGATAAGAAACGAGCTTGGCAAGCATTAGGCCAAGTTCAATCAGAGGCAATCAAGATTAACCGCGATCTTGATGCTGCACAGAAGAAGCTTGAAGACGATCATACGTCTGCAATTATTGAAGATAAACGTCGTGCGTGGAAGGCTTTGGGTCAAGCTCAACAAGAGGCAATGGCCATTAACGCCAAGATGGATCGTGATTCTCTGCAAGCTAAAGCTGATGGGGAAGCTTTCGTTGCAATGCTGAAGCGCCAAGCTGACACTGTCGGCATGACCACTAAGGAGTTGCGAGAATATAATGCTGAGCAGCTTCGGAGTCGCGCAGCCCAGCTTGGCGTCTCTGGACAAACTGACGAATATATCAACAAGCTTAAAAACGCAAAAGGTGCTCACGAAGGTTTGAGCCTTGCCACAGCCGGTTCTACTCGCGAATTAATTGTGATGGGTCACGAGCTTATGACAGGCAACATCAACAAATTCTGGGGATCGCTTGTTGTCGAGGCCAACCGTATCAACATTGTCCCTACACTTATCAAACCTATCACCCTTGCAGCAGAGGCTTTAGGTGTTAGTGTTTGGGCTATTGGGGCAGCATTCGTTGCTGCTGCTACGGCAGTTGGGATGGCAATCTACACGTGGTCAAGCACTAGCACTGAGCTTAAGAAATTACGCACTGAGGTTGTTTTAACGGGGGGTGCCATTGGCGCAACGGGCGATCAATTGTATGACATGGCGAATAAAATCGGCGGCTCTACAGGAATGTACACAGAGGCGTATGAAGCTTTTAACAAACTAGCTAGCACTGGTAAGTTCACTGCCGACCAAATCAATCTTATTGCAACTGCTGCTGTAGGTATTCAAAGGGTGGGTGGTCCAGCTATTGATGCAACCATTGCACAGTTTGAAAAACTTGCAGCTGATCCTATGCGTGCAACTGCGAAGGGATTTACTGGCATCACTGATGCAGCAATGGAACTCAACAAACAGTTGAATTTCCTTGAACCTGAAGTTCTGGCAGAAGCTCAGCACTTGCAGAATATTGGCGAATATGCGAAGGCGTCTGAACTCTTGATTGAAGCCCTCGCTAAGACCGAGAATAAGCGGGTAGAGGACTTGCGTGCAAAGCTGACACCTTTCGGTGCTTTCATGTCCGATCTTGCTGTTAAGGTTAAGGCAGCGTGGCATGACATTTTCCATGAGCAATCTGACGAGGATCAACTAGCATCACTTCAAAAGAGAATCACCGACATCAGTCAAGCACACGGTACGCACGTGCAGTGGAGTCCAGAAGAATCGGCATTACTTACGCAAGCAGCCACCTTGCAAAATAAAATTGCTGCGGATAAAAAGAAAGCCGATGATGAGGCAGCATCTCGCGCCAAGAAGAATGCTGACGATGAGAATTTGACTTGGCTTAATAACATGTACCGTAAGTCTAAGGGGCAGAGTGAGGCAGACGAAGCTCGCACTAAAGCCGAAAAAGCTTTCCAACAACTCAAGGCAGATGGCATTAAGGCAGATGTACTAGGTGCAGAGCAGATGAAGTCAATCTACGAGTACTTAGAAAAAACAAACAATAAAAAAGCACCTAAAGTTAAGTCGGAAGGATTGGCGGGTGTTACAGACACCATCTCCAAGATTCAGGATAAGTATGAAATCCAGAAGAACCTGCTGGATAATCAAATCAAACTAGTTGACGCTGCAAACCAAAAGAAAATAATGTCTGACTCAGAGGCATCTGATGCAAAAGCAAAACTTTTAGATGAAGAAGAGAAGCTTGCCGAAGATGCAATGAACAAAGAGATGACTATCCGAAAAGCGTTTCACTCCGAAGATAAGCGTCTCATGGATCAAAACGATAAGGCCATGAACGACTTGCAGAAGCGTCTTACGATTGCTCAGCAAAATGCTGCGTCAAAGGGCGTCATTAACGCAATGGATGACTTTGATCCAAAGGCACAAGCTGCGGCTGATGTTGCTTCACAAAAGATTGTTGAAGAGACGGCTAAACAGACTGAAGCGATTCGTGCAAAAGTGGATGCTTACAACAGTTTGCCAGAAGCTGTGAGGAATTCTATCACGAGCGAAAAGCAAATGGTTGACGCGGTTACGCAAGCTCAAATTGATGCGAAACAGGCGAGGATTGATTTCTTGTCTACTGGATTCAACGAAGACGGACAATCGGACAAAGAGATTCAAAGACTGACATCTGAAGTTAATGCTACCAAAGATCGTGTTAAGGCTGAGAAAGACTTTGAAGAAGTGCAGAAGCGTATTGCTGAAGTTGCAGGCCGCCCCGCTGCCCTCAACAAAATCGCCACAGACCAGATTAAGATGTGGAAGGACGTTGGCAATGAGATTAGCAAAACATTCAAAGCAGCTTTTGGCACCGCTGGTGAAGCGGCTGGACAGATGTTCAAAGCGTTCGCAGAAGGTCAAGCCAGCCAAATTGATTTGATGAATCAGGCTCGTACGATTAGTGACAACAAATCTTTGAGCGAGTTTGAAAAAGAAAAGCAGCTTAACGATATTCGCCTGCAAGGCTCTACTGCACAGCTTAACTCCTATGGCAACATGGCTGCTGCTGCTGCCGGGTTCTTTGCTCAAGGTAGTACAGGCTATCAAGCAATGGCTAAAGCAGCGATGGTGTTGCACACTGCTGAAGTTGCTCTGTCCCTCATTAAAGGTGTCAACGCAATTCTGACACAAGGCGCTGGCGATCCATACTCTGCATTTGCCCGCATGGCTGCAATGACTGCAATCGTAGCAGGACTTGGTGTTGCGGTGTCTGGAG